CTAAAAGATTTAAATCTGTTGTTGATAGAGTTAAACAATATACTGGAATTGAAAGTGTTGGTAGAGGTTCTTTTATGCAGTTACAACGTCTAATGATGGGTGCGACAATGAAAATTATGCAAATAGAAAGTCAACATAAGGAAGAACTTGAAGATTTAGCTGTTAGGATAGTTAAAGAAGAGTTTAATATTAGTGATGATGATTTGCAATTTGATGCTAAAATTGTTGGTATGGGCCAAATAGATATGTCTGGAATGCAAGGTCAATCACAAGAACAACAAATGGATTCTGAAGAAGAAGCTATGGAAGAGTTCGAAGATTTTGACTTAGAAAAACAAAAAAGAAGATTTTTGAATCAATTAATCCAAGGTGCATCCAAAAAAGGTCACTACATGTTCCATTTGGTTGAGGAAGAATTAAATGAAATTAACCCAGAATTAATTAATTTATATGGTGTAATGATGTCCATAAATGATTTAGTTTATTGGATTATGCCAGACCAAACCACAATGATGATGGCACAAAGTGGAGCTTCTATAGCTGGAAAAGAAGAACTTGATTTGGAAACTGACCCACCTACAGTTATAGCTCGTGGAATAACTTTTCCAGTTTTAGTACATGAATTAGTTAAAGGTGTTATGGAAGTGTTAGCAGCTAGTGGATTACCAAGTGACCCTAATAAAGCTAAAAGAGTTATTGACTCTGAAGATACTTTAGTTGCTGAGGTTTGGGACTTAAGATTAGGACCAGTTATTTGGGAAAAATTTAGAGAGTCTTATCCAGAAGAAATATTACAAGACGAAAAAGTTATAATACAGAGTTATTTGTTTAGTGAATTAGCTAGTATGGATGTTAGAGATTTTTTCAAATTAACTAAATTAATTTTAAGCGGTAGTGATGAAGGTAAAGAAGAAGTTAAAAGAATCGTAGACGAAATCATAGCTGAATTAGATAAATATGAGTATGAAGACGCTATGGATGACTATGGTGATGATGACGATACTATGTATGCTGATGAAGGTGGTGATGTGTTAGGTACTTTAGATTTACCACAAGAAGATGAAGCTATGGACTTAAACAAAATTTTAGATAAGATAGGTAGGGGTGGTATGAAATCACTTACTAAAGACGAGTTGGACTTTTTAAATAATCAATCTGGTTCCATATAAAATATTTTCTAAGTATTTATTGGTATGGGAATGACAAAAAAAGAACTCATACAAGAATACGTTAAGTGCCACGGTGACACACCGTACGCACTTAAAACGTATTTGCAAACTTACGATAATACACAACAGGTACATGTTCCATTTGAATTGTTTCCAGAACAAAAGGAAATGATTGAAGATTTTGAAAATCATTCTGATAATATAGTATTAAAATATAGACAAGCTGGTGTATCTACAGCAACCGCAGGTTGGGTTTCAAAAAAACTACAATTCGCATCTAAGGAATCACCAGAAAAGATTTTAATTTTAGCCAATAAATTGGATACCGCTACAGAAATGGCTAACAAAATTAAAGGATTTTTAAGACAATGGCCTGATTGGATTAACGTTGGTTTCGATAAAGATAAAAATTCACAAAAACACTACAAACTAAACAATGGTTCTGAAGTTAAAGCTGTCGCTACTTCAGTAGATGCACTTAGAGGTTATACTCCCACAATATTGATTTTTGATGAAGCGGCATATATAGAATCGGGTGGTGATTTATGGGCAGCTTGTATGGCATCTTTAGCTACTGGTGGTAAAGTAATTGTTATTTCTACACCAAATGGGTTTGACCAAATTTATTATGAAGTATTTGACCAATCAGTTAGGGGTTTAAATAACTTTAAAATAAGTTATCTTAGTTGGTATCATGACCCTAGATTTACTAAAGATTTAACTTGGGTTAAAACTAAGGATATTGTACATTTCTTATTAAATAGAGATGAGTACAATGAAGAAGATATAGTTTCAAATCTAAATAAGGATGAATATCAAAGTTACATGGAAAAAGGTTATAAACCATTTTCTAGTTGGTTTGAATCTATGTGTAAAAAATTGAAATTCGATAGAAGAAAAATTTCTCAAGAGTTAGAGTGTGCGTTTTTAGGTTCTGGTGATAATGTAATCAATAGTACAACCATGGAACAAATACAAGAACACATTTGTGACCCAGTAGAAAAGTGGGTTGGTAATGGTTTATGGCTTTGGGAAGAACCAATACCTGGTCACAAATATATCATGGGTATAGATGTTTCTAGAGGTGATAGTGAAGATTCTAGTGGTTTTATTATTATAGATTTTGATGAAAGAGAACAGGTTGTTGAATACTTGGGTAAAATACCACCAGATATTGTAGCTGATTTGGCCAATAAATGGGCTAAAAAATATAGTTGTTTTGTAGTGATTGATATCACTGGTGGTATGGGTGTTGCGACTTCTAGAAAAATGTTAGAATTAGGTTATAAAGATTTTTATTATGATGGTGTTAAGGCTGAAGAAATGTGGAAATTTAATCCAGATACCAAAACACCAGGTATAAACTTTAACAGTAAAAGAGCTCAAATAGTACAAGCATTAGAAGAACAATTAAGGACTGGGTTTAAGATTAGGTCACAAAGATTAATCAATGAGTTAAAAACTTTTGTTTATATAAATGGTAGACCAGACCACATGAAAGGACACCATGATGATTTAATTATGTCCTTGGGTATGGCACTTTATGTGGCACAGAATTCATTCACACAATTAAAAAAGAATGTTGCACAAGCTAAGGCTATGTTGGACGCTTGGATTAGTGATGAAAGAAAATTAAGACCAAACCAAGGTCAAGCAGTTTTTAAACCAACTAGAGCATCTAGTAATCCACTACCCCCATCTTCTAATGACCCTAAAGACTATTTATGGTTGTATACTGGATTAAAATAATAAAAAAATGGCAATAATAAAAAAACCAGGGTTTGGACTGGGTGGTAGATTTAAAAGTGGTAAACAACTTAGACAAGTTTTAGGTACGACTGTTTATTCTTGGAATCCTATACCACCAGATTTTATGGTTAAAAACGTTCAACCTAAAATTGAAGAACCCATAATATGTTGTGATGAATGTGATGGTGTGACAGTAGATAATTGTGTTACATATGTTCAAGGTGGCACTTGTAGTAAAAATACTGGGACTCCTACCGTAGCAGCTTATGTTGAGTGTGATTATGTTGTTTAAGTGTTTACTAGGGTAGAAAGTGTTGTAAAATTATATAACTATGGCAGAAAAAAACAGAATGACGATATTTCAAAGGTTGAATAACCTTTTTGGTGCTGAAGGACCTCAAGCCCCTAAGCGTACATATAATTTTGATAAAAAAGACATCCTAAAAACAACATCAAAAGTTGATTATGAAAGGACGAAATTAGAATTACAACAGGGACAGTATTTAGCCAATCAATGGCAAAAAATAGAATCACAACTTTACTCACAAGCGGTATATTACGAACCAACTAGGTTGGCATCTTACTACGATTATGAATCTATGGAATTCACACCTGAAATATCAGCAGCTTTAGATATTGTTTCTGAAGAATCTTGTACTATTTCTGAAAGGGGTTACATGTTGAATATATATTCTGAATCTAAAAGAATAAAAGCAATACTTGGTGATTTATTTAATAATATTTTAGATATCGAATCAAACTTACCTATGTGGGTGAGAAATACCTGTAAATACGGTGACAATTTTGTTTATCTTAAAATAGACCCAGAGAAAGGAATCGTTGGTGCTAGTCAATTACCTAACATTGAAATAGAACGCATTGAGAAGGGTATGAAAACATACGAGACTAGAACTGGTGATAAAGAAGAAAGGGAAGTTAAATTTATATGGAAAAATAAAAACATGGAATTTAACACATGGGAAGTTGCACATTTTAGATTATTAGCTGACGATAGGAGATTACCCTATGGAACTTCTATGTTAGAAAAAGCTAGGAGAATATGGAAACAACTTTTATTGGCTGAAGACGCGATGTTAATATATAGAACTTCTAGAGCCCCAGAGCGTAGAGTTTTTAAAGTTTATGTTGGTAACATGGAAGATGGTGATGTTGAATCTTACGTACAACGTGTAGCTAATAAATTCAAAAGAGACCCAATAGTAGATAAAGACACTGGTAATGTTGATTTACGTTATAATCAAATGGCCGTAGACCAAGATTTCTTTATACCTGTTAGAGATTTAGCGGCACCAAACCCTATTGAAACATTACCAGGTGCACAAAATTTGGCTGAGATTGCCGACATAGAATATATTCAGAAAAAATTATTAGCGGCTTTAAGAATACCAAAAGCTTTCTTAGGTTTTGAGGATGTTGTTGGTGACGGTAAAAATTTAGCTATACAAGATATTAGATTCGCTAGGAGTATCAATAGGATACAAAAATCAATTATACAAGAATTAAATAAGATTGCTATTATACATCTTTATATGTTAGGATTTGAAGAAGAGTTAGGTAATTTTACACTTGGTTTGACTAATCCTTCTACACAATCTGAATTGTTGAAAATTGAACAGTGGAAAGAAAAAATCACACTTTATAAGGATGCTGTTACTGACCCAGGTTCTGGTATTCAAGCTGTTTCAGCTACTTGGGGTAAAAAACACATACTTGGTTTTTCAGACGAAGAAATCAAATTAGATTTACAACAACAACGTATAGAAAAAGCGGTTGGGGAAGAACTTAATCAAACTGCTACAATAATTAAAAACACTGGAATATTCTCTAATATAGATAAATTGTATGGTGAAACTCAACCAGACGGTGGTGGAGCAGAAGAAGCCGCTGAAGGAGGTGAGGTCGAAGAACCAGGTGTTGATTTAGGTGGAGGTGATTTAGGTGGAGGTGATTTAGGTGGGGGTGAAGAAGGTGGGGCTGGTTTAGAATTGGCATCAATAAATAAATCCAAGTTACCCCTAATACTTGAAAATTTAGACAACA